AAGCCCTTAGATTTGTAAATTATGCTTTTCAAGGTGTAAAGGGTTGGATCATCTTGAAGAAAGTATAAACAAAGTTTAAACAAAAATAATTTATTAATCACTTGGCGAGGCTTGCCGAGCCATAGGAAAACAAAAATGAAAAATTACATAATAGAATGTACTGCTGTAATTACAGAAACTCGTGAATATATAGTACAAGCAAATAATGAAGAAGAAGCGTGTGATTTAGTGTTGAATTCAGGCGGGCAGGAAAAAGCTGATATGTCAACTTATGCTTTGTATTATGGTACTGAAGAAAATCTTTACCATTGTCATGCCAGTTCTGTCGGTGAGGTTGATGATGAAACTGCAAAACTACATTTGGGGGATCAATTCAAATGAAAATACGTTTAAGCAAACAGGATTCGCACACTTGTCAATTAATGGGTGCTGATACTGTAAAACTATGCGAGATGCAGGGATTCGCTCCACGACTTGATAATAAAAAGCAATCTAGAACAGAGGCTAATGTTTACGGATTTAAGGCAGAATTTGCTGTTGCCAGATTGTTTAATTTAGAATTGCCTACCGTTAATGTAGCTACAGATGGGGGCGTTGATTTATGGTTCGGGGACTTTACCATTGATGTTAAATTTACCAATGATGAATACGGAAATCTTATTTTCGATTCTATGGAAAAATTTAAATCACAAATTGGCATACTGGTGGGGAGAACTGATGATCCAGATGTCATGCGTGTCAATGGTTGGATGGATCGCGCTAACTTTAAAAAAACGTGTCATAGTCACAATTTCGGATATGGCGATAGGCTCTACTTAAAGCATGATGAATTATTGCCAATAGAGAGTTTATGGTCGAGACTGATGCAACACAAATTCCAATAGGAGGGATTATGTTATTAAATACTAAAGAAGATTGGCAACCAGAAGAAGCAGATGTAATTGCATGGCAGAGAGCCTACCCTGCTATCAATGTTCACCAAGAATTAGCCGCCATGGAGTCGTGGTGCGATGCTAACCCTACCAAAAGAAAGACATCCAAAGGCATCAAGCGGTTTGTTAATTCGTGGTTATCTAGGGCGCAAGATCGGGGCGGTTCGCCACAAGCTAAGTCAGCCACTAAGTCAGATTCTATTCGCGCTAAAACCATTGATATGCAACTCACAGATATATCGTGGCTAGACGGTGAAGATTACGAAAAAATGAAACAGTATTATCTAGAGACTCGCGGCTTTTATTATGACGGGGGTTTAATCAATGGCTAGTAAATATCACCCAGCAAAAATCCCCTTTAAAGGCGAGCATCCATATTTTAAAGATGGCAAGGCGTACAGCTATCGTGAATATAGTAACTGGACTTTCCAAAATGATGAGCGCAATGGCATCGTGCCTTCTACCATGAAAGGCAGATTAAGGGGGCAACCATTCTGTGAGGCTAGGCATTTATATCCTATTGCAGACTTTGCCGCTACCAGCGAGAAGATCAAAAAGCTAAGAGGCTATTGCAAGGAAGCTAGACTGCGTGTTCTAAACTCGCCCCGTCTGGAGGGCAAATCACAGAAGATGTCAGATAAGTGGTTGAGGGTTAAGTTGTGAGTCAGGGCGATCACGTTAGGATCAACAGTAAGCGCGAGTCTGAAGATAGGCTTCCGTTTCTTTTGAAAAGGATCGAGGCGTGGGATTACTCTGCGCCTTTAGTCGTTAAATTAGAGCCCTACAAAGACCCGCGATCACTGAGCCAGAATGCTTTGTTTCATGTTTGGTGCGCTGAGTTATCGGAGGCGTTTATTAAGAAAGTGCCTACCGCTAACAAAGAAAATATGAAGCTGATGCTCAAGCAACGGTTTTTAGGTACTTATGATATTCAGATAGGCAAGACGCTGATAGAAGGTCAGGTAAAGTCATCTTCTAAGCTAACGAAAGGCGAAATGGTACACTTTATGGATAACGTGTATCATTGGGCTAGGGAAAACGGGGTGCTGTTGAAGGTTCCGCATGACAGCGAGTACGCGAGGTTACAAAACCAGCAGGAGAGTTAAATGGACAAGATCGATCCTAGAGTGTTAAAGGAATTTGCAACTACAGATAGGCATCACGAAGTATTGGATGCTGTTATTGAAACTGGATCAGCTAACAAGGCGGCTAGAAAGCTAAGTTGTAATAGACGCAGTGTTGACAGGTTATTAAAATCATTAGAGGAAAAGGCCGCCTCTCAGGGCGTAGCCCCGCACAGGGATTTGGTTCACCAGACCGCAGAGGGATTTGAAGCCAAGCGAATATCTACCGCATATAAGGAAGATGGTTCTCAAGCCCTGCAATGGGTTATTCAGGAGAGAGCCAAGGGATTAAATAAAGATCAAATAGTGGATGCCATCGAGGGTTTCGAGTGGAAGCCAGCCCCCAAGATAAAGCCGCCTAAAGGTCATGATTCTGAATTATTAACGCTCTACACTCTGACTGATTTTCACTTAGGTATGTATAGCTGGGCGGCTGAAACTGGTGATGATTGGGATATGTCGATAGCGGAGCATGAGGCTTTATCCGCAATAACCAGAATGGCAGATGGATCACCTAATAGCGAGTTGGCTATTTTAAATCTACAGGGCGACTTCCTGCATTGGGATGGATTACTAGCTGTAACTCCCGCCAGTAAGCACGTACTTGATGCCGATACGCGATATGGCAAGCTAATAGAAATGGCTTTATCTCTTACAATGCAGTGTATCGAAATACTTTTAACCAAGCATAAAAAAGTAAAGCTATTGGTTTGCGAAGGCAACCATGATGAGTCTGGCTCTGCTTGGCTCAGAAAAGCGGCAAAGGTTATTTATAAAAATAATCCAAGGCTAGAGGTCGATGATACTGAGTTTCCTTATTACGCGCATTTGCATGGCGAGATAATGCTAGGCTTCCACCACGGCCATAAAAAGAAAAATACCGCACTTCCTACTTTGTTTAGCGCAGAGCCTAGATATAGGGCTATGTGGGGTCAGGCCAAATACTGCTATATACACACAGGTCACTATCACCATAAAGAACAGGATGCATCTGAGGGAGGCGGGGCTATTGTAGAACGCCACCCAACTCTTGCGGGTGCTGATGCTTATGCCGCTAGAGGCGGTTATGTAAGTTGGAGGGCGGCTCATGCAATCACCTATCATAATCGCACTGGAGAGCATTCCCGCAAAACGGTAGTGCCAAGTTTACGAGATGAGTAATGTTATTAACTTTCCGAAAAGTGGAATTAGTGCTGTTAGACAGTTTTGCGATTGCGGTAATGGCCTCGAGTATTGGGTTGGCGATGATGACAATGCTTATGGCATTTGCCCTTATTGCAATCTTGGGATTCCATGCGAAGTTAAAATGCTTGAAACGGAGGAAGATGAGTGAGTGCGTTGAACAAACAGGAAGGGGGCGATCATTACAAGTTAGCCATCCAGCCGATAGAATATATCACCGCGAACAATTTAGATTTTATTCGCGGAAATATCGTTAAGTACGCGACTAGGGATAAAAATGGCGCGGAAGATATTAAAAAGATCATCCACTACTGTGAACTATTGTTAGAGTTGGAATATGGCGAAGAAGAAGAAATCTACGGTCGCGCAAGAGGTTGAAAAGGCGGCCAAGCTATTACAAAGGTTGGTTAGGTTAAAGGCATCAGATGATAACGGGTACTGCACCTGCGTAACGTGCGGCAAGGTAGATCACTATAAGAATATGCAGGGCGGTCATTTCTACTCCCGTAGGCATATAGTATTCAAGCTATTTGAAGAGAACATCCACCCCCAATGCCCTGCTTGCAACCAGTGGGGCATGAAAACCACCAAAATCCAAGAAGCCTATCGGATATACATGGAAGATACGTATGGTGCTAGGCGCATCAGGGCAATGCAAAGGCTGGCTTGGAGGGCATCGCCTAAGTTCAACAGAGAAGAAGTAATCCAGTTCGCCAGAGACTTAAAAGAGCAGATCAAAGAGCAAGAGTGGCGCATAGGCGAAATGTAGCGCAGTAAAGTGTCGTATTTTTGCATTTATATGTACGTATTTTTGCTATATGTACGTATGTTTTCACATTTTCGCCATATATGCGAAAAAGCTATAAGCAGATTCGTTTTATTGCAAAATGTTATATAAAAACCATGATTATTGTATACAGAAAAGTTTACTTTAGGCGGTAGATCGTTTATTGTTACACCTCAATCAATTAATAAAGGCGAAACAAAATGAAAGACTGGAACAAAGAGTTTGTAAAAATACTAGAAACTTTGGAAAACGAAGCAGGGTCAAGGGGGCAGGACAATCCAGAAGCCTATGCCGCGCTGATTCAAATTCAAGACTGGATTTGGGGAGACCATGACTTATTAATCACTTTTGCTGATGATGATGAGGCGTATGACCGCAGGGAGTATGCTGTTGTTATGTCCGAAATTGAAGCTAACGATTTATGCGACAAGCCATATTTTAAAGATATATACGCAATCTAATCTAACCGCCCCCTACGGGGGGCAATCAATCAAGGGGAATAATATGATTAACCATCCTTACAAAGTCGGCCAAGAAGCCGCACGAATTGAGCGCAAGAAACGCGCAGAAAGCAGACAGGCAATGGTAGCGGCAGTAGTTTTGTTTCTTATATTTAGCATTGTTTCACATATGGAATACACCGACTGCGTCAAATACGGTGTATGTTAGTTTCTCCCCTCTTGCCCCCTTCGGGGGGCTTTTTTAAGGATAATAATATGAAAGCTGATTTAAGAGATTTTGTAGGTTGGGTCACATCAAGAGATGATAGATGGGATGGTGACTTGATCGCACTGAGCGACAGTGAGAAAGATGCTTGCTGTTATACGTGGCTTAAAATGCATTCGACTTGGCTAGATGATATATTCCCGCATACATGTTCGGATAACTTTGATGCGGTGCTAGATTTAACTTATCGGATCGGGCAATATCAAGCGTTACCCTCTGGGTCGCTGGCTTACTATTTTAAGTCGAAAGAAACAGAATACCGCCATGAGTGCGATGATGACGGATTCTGGTCTGAGGCATTAGACGACTTCAAAGCTATATTAGACAATGATGACTTTGAAGAACTAATAAGGGGTAGAATATATCTCTATTTGGAAGATACTCTGAGGGAAAAGGTTTGGGATGAATTCTGCCAATACCAAAGTATAGAGAGGGCATTTTCATGGGAACACTGAATGCAGTTAATGAGTGGAAGCGTTTAAGAGAGTTATATCCAGCAATAGAAAAAAGCGAGGCAAATGATGAACCAGATAGAAAAAGCAATGAAAGAAGCCCACAGATTCGCAGACAAGGCGATAAAAGACGCCAACAAAAGCGACAGAATGGGTAAGATCAAAGAATGGCTAATGACTGATATAGTCGTAAAGCGTATGTATTTAGCGGTGATATACTTTAGTTTATTTGGGTTTATCGCTTTGGAGATATTGATTTACTAGCGGTCAGGGGTTCATAACCCTTCCTGCCAGAGTGATGCACTGGTGACCACTACGCATCAGGCCAAGGTTTCCCTTAACCTTTTGACCCAGACTAGCCCACTGGGGAGCCGAAACGGGCTATTAATATACATTAGAATATATACCAGAAAAGGTATTAATCTTATTAAAAACAAGCATTTCTCAGCATAACCAAAAGTCTTTATAATCTCGCCTCATTCACGCAACCAGAGGCAACAGTGCTTTACATTATCCTATTTACCCTTATCTCCCTTACCGCAGTAGCCGCAGACGATCTAAGATAATTTACATAATCGTTTAAAACCGTATACAATGCCCCTATCCATCTACGTTAGGGGTATGTTATGGAATCAATCAAAGTATCAAATCGGATAGATGAATGCCTATTTTTTGAGCTAGAAGATCATCTGGCTCAGTTCGACGCAATCATGGACTCACTTATAGAAACAGACGTACAACGCCACACAATACGCGAGGCTTTAGCGGATTGGTCGCAGTCTGTAGATGAGGCTGTGGAAGATATTATCGAGCAACAAAAGCCAGAAGAGCCTACACTTAAAGCAGATGAACTATTTGGGACAGAAGTATGACCGCTGGCAGACCAAAGTGGATACCTGATGAGCTAGCCTGTCGTAAGGCGCGAGAAATGGCCTCTAGGGGGCTTACAGTTAAGCAGATAGCCGATTGCTTGGGTGTGTCCGATGCAACCATATATGAGCGACAGAAAGAATATCCAGAGTTTCTTGAGGCTATAAAAAGGGGTCGCAGTGAAGGCATCAATCAGGTAACGAATAAACTATTCGAGAAGGCGGTTGATGGTGACAATACCTGCATGATCTTTTATCTCAAGACTAGGGATAGGGAATCATGGGGCGATCAATATGTTGAACCAGTAAAAGAGATTCCACCAATACAAATCCTTGTGGATAAAGATGCAATTAACAAAGCCGCAGAGTGAAATCTTTTTAAGTGAGGCTAGGTTTGTTTCTGTTGTTGCAGGGCGTAGATTCGGCAAGACGTTTCTAGCCACTGGCGCATTATTGAGGGCGGCCATATCTGGAAACAATCGTAACGTCTGGTATGTTGCCCCTACCTACGGGGCGGCAAAAGAGATTTGCTGGAATATGCTGATTGATACTATCCCAGAACAGTACATCCAAAAGACCAACGAAACAGCCCTAACGATCAAGCTAATCAATGGATCGGTGATTGCCCTAAAGGGAGCAGAGAAGCCAAACAACTTACGTGGTCGTGCATTAGATTATGTCGTGCTAGATGAATTCGCTGATATGCGGCCAGAAGCATGGTATGAAGTATTGAGAGCATCCCTATCTGATCGGCAAGGGGGTGCAATGTTTATCGGTACGCCTAAAGGCCGTAATCACTTTTACGATCTCTGGGCGAAAGGGATTGATAAGGCGGCAGATTGGGAGTCATTCCAGTACACCACCATTCAGGGCGGCAACGTACCTGAAGAAGAAATAGAGCAAGCCAAGCAGGATTTAGATGAGAGAACATTCAATCAGGAATACTGCGCGGAGTTTGTCACTTACTCTGGATTGATTTATTACTCGTTCAGTCGTGAAGAGTCTGTATTGGCGTTAG